GCAGGTGCGCAGATTTTTAGTGGTGTATACGCAGGTGATAGCGGTTGTACGATTACGCTTATTGATGGCCGCGTTAACTGTACGGCAGGTGATTATATATTCAGGCTACCTAATACCGGTGGTTTTGAGCGCGTTCCTGTATTTACATCTAGCGTGTCGGATTATGATGGAATCCCAAAAACTACCGGTATTAGTCATGCGTTAGTTGCTGACGAGTACGTGGTAACTGTTACGCCTGCTGCCGGTGATGTGTTTAGCGTTAAGCTTGAACAGGGTGGCGTGGCGACGGGGCATGAGGTGATCGTCGGCGTCAAGTACGCACCATCTGTAATTTCAAAAAATTGGCTTCAAGCGGGTATGATTAATGTTGGATCTCCGTCCGATGGTGTTTTTTCATCCTTTGATGATGCGGTTAATGAGATGCAAACATATAAGCGCGGCTTGTTTTTTAGTGGTGAGTGGGGGATTAATCAGCCTATAATCATACAAAACGGAATGAACATAAAAGGCGACGGGATTAATTACTCTAGAATTTTCGCTAATACTGGATTTACAGGGTCTGCGTTAATTAAGACTTTGGATTTTGACTCGCTAACCGGGTCAGGCAATTGGTTGAGAGCTGATGGTGTGGTAGACGGTTTCTCTCTAAAGGATTTCAGAATTGACGGGTCAGCTAAAAACATAAAAGGCACTGAGTTTTTCGCTAAACGATTCAATATAGAAATGATGATACTAAACTGTCTCGATGGTGGTTGGTATTCAGAGGCTGGATCTACTACAGGTCAAGATGATTGGTACGACATGCCAGAATCCATTGTTAAGTATCTTTCAGTTCGTGGGTGTGGTGGTGACTCAATAGGTTTCTTTGGCTCTCATGACTCCATACTCGAAAACTTAATATCAAGAGCAGGCCCAGCTCCAACACCCGGAACTGTCGGCGTTCGTATTGGTGCGGTTTCAGGAGTTAGCTCCGGAAACTGTGATATTGGTAATATTCACGTTTACGGGCATGAGTCAGGAGTTATTACCGACGCTGACACTGATCAAGTGAAAGCTAACCTGATAATTTCCGAGTCAATTGTAAATAGAGCTGTAACCCTTAACGGGTCAAACTCCCAAATAAGTAAAATGGAGCTGTACAAAAACAACACTGGTAGCAATGCGGAGGCTTACAACTTACTAATTAATGGTGATAGAAACATAATTTCAAACCTAAGGTGTAATGACACCAATGGCGGGGGCGGCTTAAAAATCACTGGTGACAGAAACAGCGTAACCATGTCGATTGACGGCGTTGGGCAATCAACATCCGAGGGTCTAGTCAGAAACAACGGAAACGGAAATAGTTTGTCAGGTAAAATATTCAACTCAACAGGGGTAGGCCTATGGACAAATCCAAGCGCCAAACAGAGCAATGTTTATAACCTTGAGATTCTAAACTGCAACACCATCTGGAAAAACGAAGTACAAGGAAATAACAATAAGTACAACATAACTGCCGAGCTATCAAATACACAGACGCTTTTTGATGGAGTTAGACCAGTTAGGGGTAAGGAAAATGTAAATATAACCGCACTAGTGTCTGGTGGTGATGACAAAAAGATACCATCTTTTGAGAACGGCGCAGGTGTTGTTGATTTAACAATCACCACACAGCAGCAAATACCCGTACCACATAACTGCCCTTACCAGCCATACGTTGAAAATGTATCTGCAATACTAAAAAGAAATAGTAATGTGAACGACTATGCGGTTGACTACATAGAGATAGAATCAACCGATTCTGACAATGTAACCGTTAACGTAAAGTTAGGAACAGCAAGCAGCACGCCTGACGCGGTGGCCGACTTACTAATACAAGTTAACGCATAATAAATAGGCCGCTTGCATATCAGTGAGTGTCAATGCTTGGCTAGTGTATGACCATAAACAGTAGGTTTCGGTGTCATTTGTGGCGCTATAATCAATCTAATAACATTTAAAGCGGTGAATTATGACATACGAAGAATGGCTGGCAAGGCAGCCGAAACTTGAACCAATGGTGCGATGTGTGGAGTTATCGCATCCATCATGGTCTGAGCCTTTGCGTATAGCGCTGGATGATGCCAATGGGACGACAGTTACTGAATCAAGTGCAATCGGTTTCTATCCGTTTGCACCATTTTCAGAGACTCAAAAGAACATTGGAACGTCACTAGATACTGGTTTTGATTGTCAATTTGGAGGGTACAACAAAGAAACGCTAGAGTTGTTTAATGAAACTGACTTTGAGCAACAAGAGTGGATTTATTATCGAAGTATGAAATTTAACTCAACTGATACGAGTTACATTTTAGAAGATAACCAATTGCGCATCTTTGGTATGGAGTTGGTGCATGATGCGTCTAGCCAGTTTGCAGGTTTTGAAGCTGTGCCACCTCGCAGCAAGTACAATCAAACTGGTGAGTCATACAACTTGACAGACGTACCAATGCTAGAGGCGTTCATCTAATGAAATGGGCTAAGGTTTGCCGCAAATACATCGGCAAGCGTTATAACTTTGAGTCCTTTAATTGCCGCCACCTAGCGTGTGCGGCTTTTACTGACTTGACTGGTTACGATGCAAATTCAATATTTGGTGCAGGTAAAAATGAGGGTCAATTAAAAAAGCTCTCTAGAGGTGATTTTAAGCGATTGAAACAACCTGTAAGGGAGTTAACCGTTTTAATCCTTAAAGACGCTCACGGACTTACTCACGTCGCTTTAAAGCTTGGTAATGATGTGCTGCATAACTTTGGTCGGGATTCATTTGGCCAGGTGTCACTATCTCGATGGGAGACAGTAAAAAGCGAGTGGCATCACATATCGCATTGGGTGTTAAAATAGCAGTCAAATAACCATTCGAGGCTTATTATGGCTGCTTATATCATTGAAGATTCACTATCCAAACCAAAGCTACGGGTTGACATTGCTCGACCTATTGACGCTTTGCACCTCTACCCATCTCACATGTGGAATAACCTCGTTATCATTGGCGAGGCGGGAATCGAGTCTGTAAAGGCCGGATTCTGCGACCCAGAAGAGTACCAAATCATCGCTAACTCTGAGCAGATGCATAGACAGCAAGATTGCGCTGTTTACGTGCGTGAGGGAGTAGCTGCAATACCTGTTTGGGTTCAGTGGGCTGCAATTGCCGTCTCTGTTGCCGCGTCTATTTATTCATTCGTTGCCGCTAAGAACATCAAAACACCGGATAACATCAACCGTACTTCTGAATCTGCAAACAACCGAATCCAAAAGCCAACCAATGATGCAAGACTTGGCCAACGTGTTGAGTACATTTGCGGTCAGTTGCGCTCGTACCCTGCAAAGATGGCAAATGAGTACATTGTTATTGAAAACAACGAGCAGGTTGAGTACGGTTATTACTGCGTTGGTGAGGGTGAGTACGAAATTAGCGATGTGCGAGATGGTAACACCCCAGGCGATGCAATGGCGGGTTGGACGCTAAATGCATACCGTCCATACGAAACGCCAATGAACGGCGCGACACCTTACTTTGCAGTTGGCGGAACCATTAACGAACCAATACGCACAGCTTTCCAGTCTGATGAATCGGTACGTGATGAAATTGACCCGCCGAATGACCTTAGCGTTGACACTGAATACGCGCTTTCTGCAAGCGGCACGGTCGGTCTAGTGACAGCAACCAATCTTCCTGATGGGTACTCACTAACTGATGTTTACACGATTGGCGATGACCTTGTGATGGTTGATGTGTTTGGAACTGGAGTTATCGGATCTAAAACTGTGTACATCGAAGAGAACCCTCCAGGTTCAGGCGACCCTACAGTTTGGATACCTGTTGTTATTAACAATAACGAGAAGACAAACATCTCGACCGATAACGGGCTAACCATTGAGTACGTGGTTACTGATGTTGGTATTGATTATGTTGAAGTGACAATTCCATACTCTAGCGGTGCTATTTATGACGCATGGCAGAGAATGCAAGGTCGCTCCATCAGTAATACTATTTACGAGTACGATACTTTATATGACACGTACTTTACCGAGACGGTTAATGATAGTTATTACATGAAAGAACCGGGAGTTGAAGTTTATGACTCTGTTGACGCAACTGAGGTTACTGAAGATGGCAAGATTGTGAAGCTTTACGCTGGCACACTAGGTCCATTCGCAGGTCAGCGCGGCATTAGTACGATTCAGTACAACCTATTGAGTGATGGAATTTACAAAGATGCAGGCGGGAACGCAACATCCGACCTAACCATAACTGGTTCAATTACTGTTCGTGAGTTGGATGATGCAGGCGTACCAACTGGCATTGGTATTACCTCCCCATGGTCAGTGTCATCAAATCAAAGCAACCGACGCAAACAGACAGGCGATACGTTCTATGTTAATCATCCATATGATAATTACCAAGTTGAGTTTAACCGCGACACGCCACGAGACTTTGATTTTAATGGTGCTGTGTTTGATATTGTCGAACTAACAGAGTTGTATTTCATTCGTAACGAACCAAGCGGCGCAGAGTATGGCAATAAGACAACCGTCCAAACTAGACGTAAACAGTCAGCGTTTAGTGTTGGTACGGCGCAAAGAATCAACATGCTAGCCGAGCGTCAATACAACGATGGTTCAGGTCGATTTAAAAGTCGTTACTTTGATGATGCGGTGTACTTTGCTGCAATCAATGAAAGGTTTGGCCGTCGCAGTCAGGTTCAGGCAGATAAGCTTCGTTCGCACCTACGAGACATTCGTGATGAGCTTGTGGCGTACTTTGGTAGTGAAGAGGTCGCTTACTTTGACTTTACATTTGACTCTCAGGATTTGACGTTTGAGGAGTTTATTAACCAGATTGCTAAGTCTGTGTTTTGTGAGGCTTACCAGGTTGGCAGTGATATTCGATTCTTCCCTGATATCTTGCAGCAAGTTGACGCGATGATTTTCTCGCATGCCAACAAGACAATCGGCAAGCAGTCAATGAAAGTTAGCTTTACCGACTTGCAGGATAAGAA